ACCAGTAGTCATGGTACACGTACGGCTGTTCTAACGAACAGTCCGTTTGTCCTTTTGGAGTGTTATTAACAATTAATATAGGAGAACGAATATGGACATTCGTAATTTTCCCCAAGTACTGTTTAAGTCTTGGTTATGTAGAGTTGTACCTACTAAGTACACAAACAACGGATCTTTAGCACTTACGCTAAAAGAAGTTGACACCGGTGAGCCAATAGCCACTGCAACAATCAACATGATTGATGATGATGCACAAGCATTAATAGACAAGCATTTTGGTTATGAACAAATACCTGTATACATCAAAGATTACAGCGAAAACCAAGGCATGTTAGTAGCTTTGCAAGAAGCTGGTGTTGTATCTGATGTTGTTGAGTATTTTCATTCTGGTTATATCAGAGTTCCGTTGGTTGTTATAACCAACCAAGAACTTATTAATTGGTTTAGTGATCATGCTCTTGATACTTCTCCAGAAGCATTTGGAACAAGAGAAGTTCAAATACCTGGAGTATAAGTTAGTCCCCAAAAAGCTATGGCCCCTTCGGGGGCTGTAGCTTTTTTCATGGGTATAAACCACCTGTAAGTGTGCGAATTACTGTGCCGTGCTAGATTTTAACATCGTGGTTAATTTTCCATACGGCTGTCCTAACGGACAGTCCGTTTGTACTTTAGAAATGAATTTAATTAATAAAACATAGGGACATAATTATGGACATAGACTTACCACAACACATCCTTGATGACTTGTTTCATCAACATGAGGATGAACGAGACCGTATTCGTTATGGCATACCTAGCGCGATGGCACTCAGACATTGGAGTAGCTTAAGTTACAGCCGGCGTAAAGAGCTAAGCTGGAAAGGTATAAATAAACGAAAGTATGGCAACAAATTTAAACTGCTTAAATTCTAAAGCGGTTTATTTAACTGCTCACCTTGGTGAGTGAATATTAACCTTCTATATATAGAGGAGATAAAAATGGCTAATGTAGATCATTTTGACCCGTCGGAATTAGAGACGGTAGAACTAACCCCTTCAAACGAAACACCTGAGTCTGCATATCGTGCAGATACGAATGGTGATCCTGAAGGCAGTGAAGAAAGAGCTAAAGAAGTGGCAATCGTCCTTCCTGACTTTTTCTTCCGCAGATATAAACTAGACGATGCAGGTAATCCTACCTACAACGAAGTAGTTGTATCTGAAATTATGACAGTCTTTGATGCTAAGTATGGCACTGAGCAACCGCACAGTGACGACAAAGCTGAAAAATACTTCAACAGCCAAGTTGAACAAGTCGTTGACGGCTTCAGTCAACTATTGGAAGTTGATCCACAAACAACTGGTATCAATGCATTACAGCTAGGTACTAGGACTTGGGCTGAGTTCGCTAGTGTTGCTTTTGAGTATAAAGATTCAATTAGCACCATTAAAGAAGATCAGGAGATACCAGATTGGCTTATCGATAGAGAAGACAAAATGGTTCAGCTCGGTCGTAAAGCTAGAATGTTATCAGCTTTTCTTAACAAAATGGATGACAAGTTTGGTCTTAAAGATGTTGAGATCAATCGTTTTAGAGTCCAACAAGCAGTTGAGAATCGTTTACAGCGTTTAGCTGAGTGGAATTACAACCAACATGCTGATAAGTCTGGAAAAATCACTAGTAAGTCTATTACTAATGAGACAGCTAAAGCAATGTATGACAATGCGTAATTAATGTCCCGAAGTGTCAGCTCTACTTTGTTTCTCAAAGGGCTTTAGGTTGGTACTTATCCTGTTGTCTGGACCTAAAATCCAGTACATCTACCAAAAAGTACCCCTTGGTCTGGTTCGGGGTATAAATCAGAGGGTAGCCTAGGTCTGTGAATGTGAAAGCAGGCTCTAGGCTATCACTTTTAAAGCTTATTCACAAGTATGTGTGCCGACAAGGCACTTAATCACTTTATTCAGTAAAACCACTGTGCCAGTTGGTTAGCTGTTTTTTAATTTTAATTTAGGAGTAGGAGTATGCACCAAATACGTCCCAAACATCTCTTTCCAGAGATTGTAAGTAATATGCGTGCCGGACTTAACACCATGATATGGGGTGGTCCAGGTATCGGCAAATCAGAAATACCATATCAAGTTGCAAAAAGTTTAAAACAAAACTTATTAGAGTTTCGTGCAAACTTGTTTGACCCTGTTGACGTACGTGGCGTGCCGCGTGTAGTCAAAGTCAAAGACCAAGACAAATATTTTACATCGTGGGCTGTCCCAGATGTATTTCCAATTGTAGAGCGGGATGGTGAGCGTGGTTTATTCTTCATTGACGAATTACCTACAGCGCCGCCCGCGACACAAAACGCGTTCTTGCAGTTGTTATTAACCAGAAAGGTTGGGGATTATCATCTACCGCATGGCTGGTCTATAATAGCTGCAGGTAACCGACTTACCGATTCTGCTGCTGTCTATCAAATGCCATCCCCCGTCAGAAACAGGCTTGCTCATTATGAGTTAGAGCCAAATGTAGATGACTGGTGTGAGTGGGCTATTGGAAAAGGCATTAGCGATTCGCTTATCTCATTTATGAGATATCGCCCTGGGCTGTTGTATTCATTTGACGCAGACCACTACTCTTTTCCTACTCCTAGGAGCTGGTCGTTAGTGGATAAGAAGTTGAAGATAAACAATAATGAGGAAACACTGTTTTACGGTGTATCAGCATTAGTTGGCGATGGCCCAGCAGGTGAGTATGTAGCATTTAGAAAAATTGCTGACTCACTACCTGACATTGACAATTTGATCGAGAATCCACACAAATACAAACACGATTCAGATCCAGCTATCTTGTATGCTCTTACAGGTGCGTTAGCATCTAGAGCAACCGAAGACAAGGTGGCTAATGTTATGCGTATTTGCAACAAGCTAGAAACCGAGTATCAAGTGGTGCTTGTTAAACAGTCAATACAGCATGACAAAGCTAGGGCTAGCTCAAGTCCAAACTATAAACCTATTATTGATTCACCACCTATACAAAAGTGGATCATTGATAATTCAAATGTAATCTTATAAGGAGAATATTATGGCTTTTTACGAAGTTCTTATCTTTATTATAGCTGCTGGTGGCACAATACTGCTTCCAGTTGGTTATAAAATCTTTGATCAATCCAATAACCCCATTTTTGGTGTTTTTATTATGGCATATGGTTTTGTATGTTCAGTAATAACCATTGCTGGCGTTGTTAATCTTTTAACTTAGGAGTATTTTATGGCTACAGTACGTATGGCTGAGTACCTTCAGCGAGAAATTGTCAACAATTTCAAAAGACTTTATGACAAGTCTAACCCTGAAATTAAACAAGACACCGTTGATGCAGATGCATTATATGAAACTTTACTTTCTGGTAAAGTTCGTGCGCTTGAAGAATTTATGCGACATCAGTTTGCTGGTATTCTTCAACTCAATGATGTTCTTGTTGAAACAGAGGAACTTACTCTTAAAACAGACATGATGATGTTTGATACTACATATAAAGACGAGGAACGTGTCATTTGTGAAAACTTTGTTGATGACACAGAAATTACTGTTCCGTTATCTATACCTGTTTGGATGATATGTAAACCAGACAGTTGGCGTGGAGAATCAGGTGTTCCAATCAATGCTAATATTGGCAACTTGCCTGAAGAAGTAGCAGAATCTGCAAAACCATACATAGATAACATTAAGAAAAAGCATCAAGACGAATCTCATCGTCAAGCTAAGAAAAGAATTGATACAGACAAAGTTGAACAAACTCTAAATCAATTCACAACTCTTAATCAAGCTCTCAAGGCTTGGCCAGCTTTATCTAAACTTGTTTCGCAAGAGAAAATCTCTAAAGTTCATGAAAAACAACAGCGTAAGCGTAAAGAACAACAACAACGTTCTAAAATTGAACCAATTGAGCAAAATCTCAACAAAACTATATTGACAGCTTCATTGCTGGGAGATGACTGATGGGCCTGGTACAACCGTATGTGCTTAACGAATCTCCTAGTCAATTAATTCATAGGTATAACAACGCTGAATCCAGGCAATGTCAAAATATGGGTGTGCCATACCAATATGACGGCTTCCTTTTTGACAGTGTGCAAAAGAATGTGCACGACCAAGTTAGAAACATAGACTTGTATCCTGTTTCTTTTAATTATGATCCAAGAAGGAAGCTTGGAAACTTTATAAAAGTCGGTGATTCTATTATTCAGCACTACCAACAAAGCTATTTACGATGTGAAGTTTCTAAAGTTACTTCTCACCGTAATTTATATGTTAAACGTTGGAACGAGCAACCCAATTACTTGCAAGGTAAAGAACTTATTAATAAAGGTTATATAACTGATAAACGTGACGCTAAGCAATGGACACAGTTTAGAAACTATTTAAGTGCTTGGGATAAACAAAATTCTTATTGGGATTTCATAGAAAAAATCCAACAAATTCAGGATAAAACAGAAAACGAAGATGCTGCTTTAGACCATTTAATTCATTCTTGGTATCAAAACCCTAAAGCAGGTCAAGTTACTGCACCTCGAACCGCGGACCGTGAATGGAGATTACAGAACCATGATCTCTATGCAGTACCCAAGGAGAGAGCACTTTACTTAAAAATACAGGAATAATGAACCATGAGCCATGAACAAATAACAAAAGCACGTAGTCGATTATTATTAGACCACCCATTCTTCGGCACTTTGGCGCTAAGATTAAAGGTCAAATTAACCGACGAAGTTCCCACTGGTGCTACCGACGGCGTAGAACTGTTGGTAAACCCTAAGTGGTTTGACAGACTAAAACCTGTGCAACAAACAGGTTTCGTAGCCCACGAAGTAATGCATGTTGCTTTGCTGCATATGTTACGTCGTAATCAACGTGACGGACACAAATGGAACATTGCTGCCGACTATCGTATTAACAATACACTTATAAAAGAAGGATTTATTCTTCCAGAAACAGAGCTTATTGATGACAAATACGACAACCCCAAACCTATGTCTACAGAAGAAATATATAGCATATTACCTGATGACTTAGGTGAAGAAAAAGGTGGATTTGGTGTGCTGTTAAAAGGACACAACGACCCAGGTGGCTGTGGTGGTGTAATGGATCATCCTTCTATGACACAAGGACAAGACGTATCAGGTGCTGTAGAAGCTGATTTTCATGTTGCAATACAACAAGCAGCCGAGGCCGCACGTACAGCTGGTAAATTATCTGGCAATCTAGAATCTTTAGTAGCTGATGTGTTAGAACCCAAAGTCGACTGGCGTGGTGTTCTTGCTAGGTTCTTTAGATCCAATAATAAATCTGACTTTACATGGATTAGACCTAATCGTAGATTTATTGCTCAAGGACTATATCTGCCATCTCTACATACACCCGCCCTGGAAGAGATAGCTGTAATTGTTGACACCTCTGGCTCAGTCAGTGACGATGAGCTACAACAATTTACAAGTGAAACCACTGCAATACTTCATGATCTTAATCCTGAAAGTGTGCATTTCATACAGTGTGACACTGAAGTAAATGAATATACCAAGTACAGCCGTGAGGATTTACCCCTTAAAGTTACTTACAAAGGTCGTGGTGGAACTATGTTCTATCCCGCTTTTGATTATATTAAGGAACATTGCCCTAATGTTAAAGCCGCCGTCTATCTTACCGACTTAGAGTCAAGCGACTTCGGAGACGAACCGCCTTTTCCAGTTTTATGGGTAACCACTTGTGCAGAGGAGGCGCCATATGGTGAAATTATCAAAATGTAAAAAATTAGTGAAGGAATACTCTGTCTCAGCTTTAACTGGACTAGTAATTCTTCTTGGTTTCGGTGCTCTTGCCGCTAGCATACATCATATGTTTGCTATGGCGGGCATCGTAGCCGCTATAAGTGTAACAATATATTTAATATGGAGATTATTATGAATGTTACTTTAATGACCTTTTTTGGTCTAAAAACCGTACTTTTAGCTTATATTGCTAAAAACTACACCCTTGTTAATAAAAAAAGAATAGAAAGGAGAAATAGATGAGCTCAGCTACTATGGCCATTTCGGGAATAACTGCATTTTTAATTCTACTAATAGAATTACTTGCTGTTATGGATCAATTAATCAAAATGTGGAGGGATAAAAACGATGTTGCTAATAGGAATTATGAGCGCATTCGGACTACTTTTGCTAGTGCTTAAAGCTGGCGGACGTAAAGCTATCGGCGCGGACATTTTTGTTGACATTGCTATTACTGTAACCCTTATGGTGTGCTTTTATGGCACCTATAGTGGTATGGTCGCTGCAATGCTTGGCGGTTTATGTGCTTCTGTTATTTTATTTATCATGAAAAAATTTATGGTACATGAAGTAATAGCAGTTAAAAAGAACAAACACAAAATCCCCATTTTACAATGGGAAAAAGTACAACCAGATTGGAGGAAATAATCATGGGTTTCGATTTATATGGAGAACGTAAAGAGTTCAAACTTGCCCCAGACTTAGAATGGGAAGGAGATGAACCACCTTCTTTTGAAGAAAAAGAAGAATACTTTACTGCAAGGCAAAAATATGAACGGGATAACCCAGGCTATTATTTTCGCAATAACGTATGGTATTGGCGTCCCCTTTGGCAATATGTTGTCAATATGTGTGAAAACATCGTCACTGTTGAAGATGCAACCGCAGGTATGCACAACGACTTTCATTTAATTACTAAGACTAAAGCTCTTAGAATTGCTAAACGTTTAGAAAAATCTATGGAAAACGGTGATATTGACAGATGGGAACAAGCACGAGAAGAACATTTAGAATCTCTAGGTAATGTCCCCTGTGAAATATGCGACGCTACTGGCTATAGACACATGGATGATTCCAATACACCTACAATATGTAACGCATGTAAAGGCAAAAAGGAAAAACCTCATTTCGATACAGGCTATCCGTGGGATCGTAAAAATCTTAAAACTTTTATAGAGTTTTGTAAAGACTCAGGAGGGTTCCGAATTGGCTAAATATCCAGGATCAAGAGTTACTTATGGCATCAACGGAAAAGGTTCAGTCCTTTTAGGTTGGGGGCGTGGAACTATATTATTTGAGAAAGATGCAGAAACAGGAAAAGTTGTATTTAAAGACCCTGATTCTTCTAAAAACCCTAATGTCTCTCAATTACTTATTAAACGAGCTAAAGAAATTTATGCATTTTATGAGGAGAAAGAAAATGGGCAAAGTTAAAGAATGGTCAATGGAAGAACATGATGAACAATTATTAATGGATCATCTTATAGAAACTCATGCAGATACTGTTCATAAAGCAGAAGAAATACTTGATATTACGCCTGAACTTGTAAAACACAAAGCTTTACAACTTACTTTAACTAGACAGTATTCTATATCTAAAGCTAGAGAAAAAGCTTATGAAAATCTTCTGTATAAAATTTGTGCTATAATACAACCAAAGCATGAAAACGCTTTTATTGAAGTCTTTAGATTTCTCAAAAAAACCAGGAGGTAAAATGCAAGAAGATCAAACCCCATACCTTTCATATGAACGTTTTGTTCAAGAAAAAAAGCCCTATATATCATGGCTAGAAGATATGTTTATATCAAACTGCCATGAAAGATCCGAAGTAGGCGAAACACCCTTTAATACAGCTAAAGCATATGAGCTACATCATTACACTTATTTGCAAGAGCGATATACTAACTACTGTGAAGCTCAATATAATTTGTACATCAACGATGGTGAAATGAATATAGAAATCACTTTATTTGATGACTAAAAGACATAGTGAGTCGAGAAGAAAAATGTTTGCGCGTTGTTGGAACGACTCATGTGTAGATTGGGGGGAATAACCCCCTCAATTTATTCTGTTGCTTTCAGTTTTGTAATGGAATATTAAAACGTTGGTTCTGAAGATTGAAACGGCCTTTCCGTAAAACCCATTAAAACTGAATAAATTACAACTAGTCATGAATAGGAGTTTTTTATGATGTGTTTCCTCTCTAACCAACGTTTTTTAAATTTCTTAGGCTGCTTACTTTTTATAATCAGTCTAATTTTTATAGATTTAGCCACTCTTATATTTAAACAAGATCTATATATTCTTTTCTTGCTTGGGTTTTTTAATAATTTATTTTCATTACACTGGACCGGGGCCCTTGTACAATCAACTTTTAGTATAGGACTTATGGCCTGTGCCATATATTTAATACGGAGATAATATGAAAACAAACGTTTCTATAGAACTAACGGACGAGCAACGTCTAGATTTAGCTCAAAAATACAACAGTACCACAAACAAAAAGCTTCTTACACGTACAGAACTCAAAGATATAGTTCTAAATTACATAGAAGAGCTTATAAACGTGGATACAACCGTTAGAAAAACGACTAAACGTGTTATAAATGACAATGTGTGGTCTAGAATTTACTACTTTAATGGTAAACGTCTGCCAAAAGACATTTGGGATAACATACCAGAAGGACCAAGAAAATTTTATGGGTTTGACCAATGAACATATTTTACTTTGACAGCTGTCCAATAAAATCAGCTCAAGCACAACCTGACAAAATGTTGGTCAAGATGCCTTTAGAAACCGCTCAAATGTTATGTACTGCACACCGAGAATTAGATGGTGATGAGTATGCAGACGAAGTTGGTCTTTATAAAGTTGCATACAAAAACCACCCTTGTACAATCTGGGCCAGAACAACACATAGTAATTACAGGTGGTTGCTTAAACACTTTTTAGCTTTAGGTAGCGAATATACTTTTCGTTATGGCAAAAAACACAAAAGCGTAGAAAAGTTGTATAGAGGTTTAGATCAACTTCCAGGAAACATTCCTTTAAACGCTATGACTCCAATTGCACAAGCAATGCCAGATCAATACAAAAACGAAGACCCAGTCAAAGCATACAGAGACTATTGCATCAATGAAAAGACTTATGCAAAATGGGATAAAGGCAGAGATAAACCCACATGGTGGACTAATGAAAGTTAAAAACAAAGAACATCAATTTTTAGGATTAAAAGAACTTAATCAACTAGTTATGGAATATCCTAATGATAAGGCTTTGGGTAAACACATTAGAGAAATGTATTGGAAACAAAAAGAAATACACACTAATTGTGGAACTCCAGAATGTTGTACTATTTGCGAACCCGAATGGGAAGATGCAAATCCATTTTAACGCAGTACCTACACTTTTGGCCCACCTACCTCATCCGTATACGCCCTAAAGGGCGATACGTCTGCGTCCGGCTAGCCAAAAGCGTACGTACCTGACTTGTTTACGAAACGTAAACCCACATTTCTAGTGTTCCAGTTGCTACATCACCAGCTGGATCTACTTCAACAAGAATATCAATAGTATCATCAGCAGTGTAAGCTACAGGCGCTAAATCAGCGACACCTGTGGTGTCAGAAGTTCCTGCTTGCCCAACTGTTGAACCATCAATATACATGTTAGTATCAGAGCCGTCACCGACGTCAAATACTAGATCTGTACCTGTGTCTAAATCCGAAGATTTAATTTTAACGTCATGCACAGTTTCACCAGCAAAAACGTCAATCATTTGATAAACGTCATTTGTATTACAAGCTGCAGTTACTGTATATTTTGCGTATCTAACACCCATAGTTCCACCCGGAAAAGGTTTGAACGATGAATTACCAGATACTGAATCAGAACTAAAAGTTGCCATGATTATTTCCTCTTATTTGAAGTACAAGTAATTTTGTACTATACTTTTCTTATAAAGACTTTTTCTTAAAAGTCAACTGCAATTAAGGAGTAATTGTGTCAACATTTGTATACGTCAAAAGGAATAGACTACACCCCTATACCTACCCTGAAGAAGATACTATATATATTGTGTTTCAATATGTATCAATGGGTACTGCCTACAATATGATACATAGTAAGCAGGTTGGTTGGGAAAGAGCGAAAAAGGGCGAATACGAAGCGTGGCTCAAACGCCGAAAAGAAATCAAACACTAATAGCCAGTTCAATTTTTGATCCCGGTTATGGTGTTTCCGTTAAATCATTGGAGGATTACATGTTGCACGGATACCCAAAAGAAATGTTTGTCGAGTCTAAATACAAAGGCAAACACAAACACACAGGCTGGCATTACGATAATGTTACAAAAAAATTCTATAGGTATAACGACCTAATAGCACTATGCAAGGACAGAAAATGAATTTAATTACCCTCGACTTTGAGACTTATTACGATGTGCGTTTGTCACTCGGTAAAATGAGTACAGTACAATATGTGCAGGACGATGAATTTAAAGTCTGGGGCGTGGGTGTAAAATTTAATGACGAAGACACAGTTTGGATCCCTGAAGATGAAGTAAAAGATTTTCTTGAACAGATCGACTGGGATGACGCCGCACTTGTATGTCACAATACTTTATTTGACGCGTACATTTTGACCCAGGTATTCGGTGTTTATGCAAAATATTATTACGACACTGCAGCCATGAGTCGTGGTCTGTTTCCAAATGAATCAGCATCTCTAAAACATGTGTGCAAACGTTTATTCCCTGATAACCCTACCATGCGTAAAGGAGAAGAACTTGTTAACGCAAAAGGAATACGCGACCTTGACCCCCAGCTAGACGAAGAAATTGGTGGTTATTGCATACAAGACGTAGATCTTACGTATGCACTCTATTACAAAATGCACCACGAATTTCCTCAAAGCGAACTTGATTTAATGGATCTTACAGTCCGTATGTTTGTAGAACCAAAACTTACACTCGACCGTGCTTTGGTGTACACGTACAAACAGGAGCTGGCTGATGAAACAGCACGCAAAATAGAAAACAGTACAACAACAAGAGAAGTGTTGGCATCACAACAAAAATTTGCAAATTTTTTAGAGGACTTAAGTATTACAGTTCCTACAAAACGCAGCCCCAGAACTGGAAAGATAATTCCAGCTTTTGGTAAAAACGATTCTGCATACATTCAAATGTGTAATATGTATCCCCAGTACAATCATATCTGGGACGCAAGAGAAGCAGTAAAGTCGCGGTTAGAAGAAACAAGAGCCGAAAGGTTTCTTAGTTCTGTAAACCCTGATGGGTCTTTCTCTGTTCCTTTAAGATATTACGCAGCTCACACGGGACGGTTTGGTGGTTCTGAGAAAATTAACCTACAAAACCTCCCGCGTGGGTCCAAATTACGTAATGCTATTACATGTAGAGACGATCAGTTCCTTTATGTAGCAGATTTATCTAATATTGAAGCACGAATGCTTGCTTGGTTAGCAAGACAAGAAGACTTACTCGCCGCTTTTGACCGAGGCGAAGATGTATATTGTCAATTTGCATCAGAAATCTATGGACGTCCTATTACAAAAGACAACAAGCTGGAAAGATATGTAGGTAAAACAGCAATATTAGGACTAGGTTATGGTATGGGAGCTGAAAAATTTCAATACACCCTTGCATCTGGTAGCCCGTCTGTAGAAGTAACTATTGAAACAGCACGCACTATTGTTCAACAATATCGTGCAACTTACTACAACATTCCCAGGTTATGGTCTGTATGTAAACAACTTCTTTATTCTATGATGGATAGAAATCAAATCGGAAATACTTATGGACCTTTAGCTGTAAGTAACAATGCAATTAAATTACCAAATAAAATGTTTCTAAAATATCCTGCTTTACAATATATAAATGGTGAGTTTCTATATACAGGAAGAAACAATTCTATGATACGTACACACGGCCCCAGGGTATGTGAAAACATTATCCAAGCCCTTGCAAGAATTGTAATAACAGATCAAATACTTACAACACACCAGCTGCCTGAAGTAGATGTAGTGCTTACAGTCCATGATGAAATTATTGCTTTGAGTTCTAAAGAAAAACCAGATGAGACTTTAGATCAAATACTCGCTATAATGAAGAAACCACCTGTTTGGTGTTCAAGTTTACCCTTAGATGCAGAAGGACATTTTAGTAACGTTTATAGTAAATGAGTAATTTAGTACTAACCAGAAAAAAGCACGAGTCTGTTATCATCCATTTAGATGATGATATTATTTGTGAAGTTACAGTTACTGCACTAGGTAATAAACAAGTTAAACTAGCCTTTCAAGCAGATGAAAGGATTGGAATAGACCGACAGGAAATATATAACCAAAAAAAATAAGGAGACCAATATGGAAGTTGTCTTTCTTAAAGCTAAACAACGACTTATAAAAGAAATTAACACTAAAGGAATTGCACCATATCCTTTAGTAAAAAAAGTTAGTTCATATCACCACAACATAGATAAAACTCACGAAGGGTTTGATTCTCTATTTAAATACATACAAAAACATGCAGCTGCCGGTGCTTGTATGTACAAAGGATTACTTAAAAGAAAAATTAAAAACGAATCTAGAGCGTTTCTTACTGATCGTATTGCACAAACAGATCTTTTAGTTCTTGATTTAGATGGTATTGAATTTCCATTAGCTAACAAAACAACTTTAAACACACATGATATTCAAACTATTTCAGAACAGTTTATATCTTACATGCCTCCTGAGTTTCATGATGTAAGCTACATTGCACAAGCCTCTGCTTCATTAGGGCTTAAAGGCAATAAAGCTTCAATGCATTTGTTCTTTATACTTAAAGACCCAATGACTCCTACAATATTAAAAGAGTGGTTAAAAACTTTAAATTACGAAATAGACTTTCTATCTAATCAATTAAGTCTTTCTGCAAATGGTCAAAGCTTATCTTACCCATTAGACGTAAGCCTTGCTGAAAATTCTAAACTAATATACATAGCTCCGCCTAAGTTTGTAGGCGTACAAGACCCTATAACAGGAGAAAGGTTATGTGCAGTGAACCGTGGATCGCCAACCGTAGACGTTTCCCAGTTAGTAAAGGACGTTAACCCTGAAAAAGTACACAATATAGGCCTGCAAATTAAAAACGGACTACGTAAAAAAGCTGGGTTGTCTAAGAAGAACGAGCGTGTCACAACTATTAATGTTAATAATGAAACACAAGAAGTACTTCAAAACCCAGACAGAATGAGCATAGAAATATGCCGAGTCTCTGATCCTTATGTAAATTGTAATATTAACGGGGGCGATAGCGGTGCTTATTATTTCCTACTTACTAACCCTCATTATATGTACAACTTTAAAGGCGAACCTATATTTGAAATAGAAAAAGCTGACCCTGATTTTTATAAAAGTATATTTGAAACATACAAAGAAGAAATCTCTGCGGGTAAAAATGTGCTACCTGTTATATTAAGAGACTTTTATACAGACACTTACTTTAACGGCGTTTTCGACGAAGATATTCAACAGTTTACAGATGATTATCCATTAACACCTACACAGAAAAGCTCATTAGATGGTTTTATGCGTACGCACAACAGAGCGGCCCCGGACTACGTACCTGACGCAAAAGTTGTATTTGATCCTTCATCTGAAAAAGGAATTAATTTAAAAGACGCTCCATACTATGTAAATCTTTATAGAAAAACTCCGTACATGATGGACGCAGTTAAAGATGTAAATGTACTTACTTACGGAGAATCTATAAAACTTCAAAGATACATACCCAACATATACAAATTAGTAAAACATATAGTTGGCGACGGAGACACAGAAGTAGAACATTTTATAAATTGGCTTGCGTATATTTATCAAAATAAACGGAAGACAATGACCGCATGGATCTTTACAGGTGTGCCTGGTACAGGTAAGGGCTTGTTTGTTCATAAAATACTTAAACCCCTTTTTGGCGAACAACAAGTCCCCATGCGTTCACTTGAAAACATAGAAGAACATTTTAATTTATACATGCGTACAGCACTCTTCTTAATTGTAGATGAGTTTAGAATGGCTGCTTCAGGCAACATGGGTAAAATGGCAGATAAATTAAAACACCAAATAACAGAACCCAATCTTACAATCAGAGCAATGCGTACAAACCAAATAGAATTACCCAGCTTTTGTAACTTTATATTTCTTACAAACAGAGCAGATGCTGTAAAAATAGAAGACGGAGACAGACGTTACAATGTAGGACCTCGTCAAGAATATAAAATAGAAGAACGACATCCTGATTTAATAACTAATTTAGAAGTACTTGATAAAGAACTTTATTCTTTTGCAGGCTTCTTACAAGCTTTCCAGGTAGATGTACGTATGGCACATACAGCTTTAGAAAATAAAGCTAAACAAGAAATGAAACAAGTATCAATGTCTGTACTTGAAGAATTTGCCAATGCAATTAAAACAAACGATTTAGAATATTTTGTTGATATATTAGATATACCGCTTACAAATACTTTTGACGCTGGTGGTATAAGTACAGCACAAAGATATATAAAGAATTGGATTGCTTCATCAGAACAAGAAAACATTATACCAATGCAACATTTTAAAATTGTTTACGATGTTTTAACAGACAACACTAAATCACTATCTATTAGAGACTTTACTAAAGCAATGAACCGATTAAATATTAATATTACACGCAAACGTTTAGGAGAAGGACGAACTAGTTCTGCTCCCCGAGGTGTATTATTAACTTGGCATTTAAAAGAAGATGTGAAACAATCGTTATTAGATATACATTTTGATGAAAAAGATATTCAACTAACAAAACAAGGAACGCATTGACACAGTTAACCCAGGATTCTAGGCCTGATACGGACGCAGTTATACAGCCTGAAACCCCAAAAGAGTTGGGACTTGTACCAGCTTGGTCACATTCTACTTTAAAAACTTTTGAATCCTGTGCTTACAGAAGCTACATCGCAAAAGTAAAACGCATACAAGAAGACTACGGACCAGCAGCTAAGCGGGGTTCGCTTATTCATAAAGAAGCCGAAGACTATGTATGCGACAAGATATCTGAACTCCCCGAAACACTTAAAAAATTTGAAAGCGAGTTTGCTCTTTTAAAACATCAATATATAGAAGGTAAGGTTGAGTTAGAAGGGGAATGGGGCTTTACAATCGAATGGCAACCATGCGGTTGGATGGCCCCAGATGTATGGGGACGTATAAAATTAGATGCCATTCTACATGAAACAGAAACTTCAGCTCGTGTAATTGACCACAAAACAGGTAAAATGTTTGGTAATGAAATTGCACACGCACAACAAGCACTAACATATGCAATAGGATCTTTCTTTAAGTTTCCTAAACTACAACACGTTCAAACAGAACTGTGGTATTTAGATCACGGAGAAATAACTAGACAAGCATATACACGCGAAGAAGCAATGGTCTTTATGCCATCACTCCATAGTCGAGCAATTGCTATGACTACAGCAACAGAATTTCCACCCAACCCATCACCAAGCGCTTGTCGCTGGTGTTCGTATGGAAAAGGTGAATTTCCTGCTTGCCAATGGGGTATAAAATAAGTTAAAATAAGTTTATACAATGAATAATGAATAATGAATAATAAAACACGGAAGATGAATTATGAATCAACAAATACCAACCGCGTATTCTCATCAAGTTGATACCACTAACTTTGTTATAGAGAATCCTAGATGTTTAATTACATCTGATCCTGGTACAGGAAAAACACGTGCAGTCTTAGATGCGCACGTTACATTAGGAGGTAGAACGCTAGTACTAGCGCCCCTATCAATTTTAGAAGCAGCTTGGGTTGAGGATATATTAAAATTTCAACCTTCTATTACATATGGAGTTGCTTATGCAAAAAATCGAGAAAAAATATTTAATGACACCAACCTTGACATGGTCATCACTAACTTTGAAGCTGTCAATTTTCTACAGAAAAATTTACATTTTGTTAAGTCTTTCGATACGATCGTTATTGATGAGTTTACCGCGTTTAAAAACCGAGAAGCAAAACGTTCTAAAAACCTCAAAAATCTTATCCCATACTTTAATAATAGGATTGCCATGTCTGGTACTCCTAACACTAATAGTATTTTAGATTTATGGCACCCAGTTTATTTAGTCGACGACGGTAAAAGATTAGGTCAACGTTTTTATGCCTTTCGTAATCAAGTATGTACTCCTCGTTTCAACGGTTTTGCTAATGAATGGATTGATAAACCCGGGATCGAAGAAGTAGTAGCCGATAGGCTTAAAGACATTACAATACGACACGCCCTGGAAGACTGTATAGATCTTCCAGACAATATTGTTCGTACTGTTTACACTTCCTTATCACCTAAAGTTATGGCAATGTATAAAACATTAGCAGAAGAATCTGTGTTGTATACAAAACAAGGAACCATTAATGCTGTAAACGCAGGAGCACGCGTCAAGAAACTATTACAATTAGTATCCGGCGGTGTTTATGATGAAGACAGCAACGTACAGTATTTTCATCAAGAACGTTACGATCTTGTTATGGATCTAGTTGATGTACGTAAACATTCTCTTGTAGCTTTTAATTGGAAACACGAACGTGATGCTTTAATTAAAATAGCTGAAAAGAAAAAGATTTCATATGAACTTATTGACGGTTCAGTACCGGCACATAAACGTAAAGATATTGTTTCACGTTTTCAAGCTGGACAAGTACAAGTTCTGTTTGCTCACCCACAATCCGCGAGCCACGGTCTAACCTTAACTAAAGCAACAACATGCATCTGGTGCAGCCCTACGTACAACGCTGAGCATTTTCAACAGTTTAATAGACGTATACATCGCTCTGGACAAACTAACAAAACTGAAACAATATTAATTACAGCACGAGACACTTGGGAAGAGTCTGTTTATGATAAACTTAATGGTAAACTAGGAAGAATGGAAAATCTTCTACACATATTAAGTGAGGTAAACAGTGGCAAAAACCAAAACAGTACTACTTGAAAATTTAGATTTTGACGATATGGAAAACCTTAGTAATTTTGATTCGCACACACTAGCAGCGGCTCTTGTGTTTGTCGTCGTTGAGCTAATGGCTATGGATAGAGATAATACTTCTGTGCCAGCTGAAGAATTGCTTTCTCAAGCTAGTGCGCATGCATTAGATTTATTAGAAGGCGTACATGTATTAACTAATGATTTAACAACCGGGGAGGAGACCCTACACTAAAATGGAAGAACAGAGAACTATGGATGAGTTGCTCACAGCCTTAACAAACATAAGAGCAGAACTTAAAACCCTTCAAACAGAAGAAAAAGGTTTAAAAGGCCAAAAGATGGAACTTGAAGCTAAGATTGCATACACCCTAGAACAACAAGGAATTGACCGTGTCGGTAACGACGGCTGTACTGTTTCTATAAAGAAAGAAATTGTACCTACAGTTGAAGACTGGGATCAAGTTTACCAACACCTTATCCAAACTAAGCAGTTTGAGCTTTTACAAAAGCGTATGTCCGCAACTGCTTTTCGAGAACTTCTACAAATGGGAATGAATGTCCCAGGCGTAAAAGCAACGGAATTAACGCGTGTTAATTTCAGATCTAAATAATAATAATGAAACAAGGAGAACGAAGCATGAATGAAAATGCTATAGCGTTAACTTCTACCTCTGTGCCTGCACATGTTAAAGAAGCAGCTGGTCTTGGTAACGAAAATGTTACTAGTGATCATCTACAAACCCCTCGGGTTAAACTACTTCAACAATTAAGTAATGAAGTAGATCCTAACCATGAGGATCATTTAGAAGGAGCCAAACCTGGCGACTTTGTTAACACCGTTACTAACAAACTTTTAGGACGAGAGCTTTATATTATAAATCTTTTGTTTAAAGAAGAATTTGTTGTTTGGAGAAAGCTTTCAGAAGGAGGCGGTCTTAAAGGTACTTTTCCTACGCATAAAGAAGCAATGGATTTTCTTGCTTCAGAAGAATTAAAAGTAGAAGACCATGATATTGTACAAACTCAATCTCATACACTTCTTATGAAAGATCCAACTACAGGAGATATAGTTAGAACTCCTTTCTTAATGGATTTTGCTTCTTCTAAACTAAGAGTATCAAGAGAATGGAATACTCAAATCGCTCAATTGGGCGGTGACAGATTCTCCTCTCTTTGGAAGTTAGCTTCGGTACAGACTCAAAATAGAGCTGCGCAAAAGTTCTATAACTTATCTGTTGAGAATCAAGGATGGGTTCTAGACGAAGACTATAACTATGCAAAGAGCATATACGATAGCATATCGTAATGGGGATAGCTGCGTACATGCTTGCGTCATTATGTGTCGCACATGTACGTATGCTCCATAAGTTATTGATTTATAACGAAAACAGGGAGTGTTGGAATTGGAACTACTTACCCTTAGATGACAGAACATAAATTTATTTCTAAAGTACACCGACTTTTACCTAAAGAAATATATAAGTGGAAGATCAATGATCCGTATCACGGAGGTGTTCCTGACTGCTTTTACTCTGGCCCTAATGGTTTTTGTTTTATGGAATATAAATACAAAAACAAACTCCCTGTTCGTTCAACAACTTTAATTAAATTTAATTTATCTCAACAACAACGTGATTGGCTTACTAAACAACATACTTTTGGTCTTCCTGTATATGCCGTTATGGGTATCGGTAATCAAGTTTTGGTTACAAAAGAGTTTGACAAAGCGAGTTTTTCCATACAAGAGTTCGAAGAGAAAGCTGTACATGTAAAGGACTTTGTGCATATAATATCTAATATATGTTTAAATAAGGGTACATAAATATGACAAACTTAGATAGAATATTATCAGGACAACACCTTGTTAATATTGGAAACTGTAAAGAGGAATTTATGGCTAAACTAGAAGATAAACCACTAGAAGATAAAACCACAGCAGATATGGTTAATCATCCACCCCACTATAATAAAACTAACCGTGAGTGCATCGACGTTATTCAAGATAGCTTAACAAAAGATGAATTTATAGGGTATTTAAAAGGCACAATAATTAAATACACTTACCGTTATCCAGATAAAAATGGACAAGAAGATTTAGAAAAAGCTGTTTGGTTTATTAATAAACTTAGAAACCAGGAAGGTTCTGATGAAACAGGTACTACTGAATAAATATGGACCTGTTATGGACATTAAAGCCATAGCAGAAGTCTTCCATAACAACGATAAAACTATTTACTCCATGCTGTATCATGGGAGACTTGCTCTTCCCTATTATAAAATAGGTAGAAAAATTTTTGTGGATACCGAAGATGTTGCAACGTTTATTCAAGATAAGAAAAAAAATAACGGAAGCGGTTGATAAATATATTTGGGGGGCTATGTTTTTAGTAGTCTACTTCGGAACTATTGTAGCTGTTGTAGCTGTACTTTCTTTACTTTAAAAAATCAAAATGAATTAGTAAATCAAAGATTAAATAAACAAATAAAAACCTAAATAAAAAACGATATCGTAAAGCTTCTTCTTTCCAATACGCAGCTTCTTTCCTAAGCCTTTCTACCATTTTATTTTCCTTTTACTAAACTACCACCAAAGTACATACCAATTATGGCAGATACTAAATTGGTATCTAATTGCGTTATCACCAAACCTTGAAAAGTAATCCATTCGAAAACATCCCTTCCATCTCTAAAAAACCAAAAGCCTGGACGCCAGTTTGTAAAACCAACAGTTACATCTACATCTGGGTAAAACACTGCGACCATTTTTGGTAATAGAACTATAGCAAAAATAGAAACTAAAGCTATAATTCTTCGTGTCCAAGCAAAACCTTTGTCTTTAACATCTCTGGCTGCTTTAATAGCTTTCATTTCAAACTCGCCTCTTGTTATAAGAAGCTTTTGTTGTTCTTCTTTTGCTTTTCTAGACTGAGACCAAATACTTAATAGACTACTCAACAAGGTTGAGCCAAGCATTGTGATTATCTCAAACGGGAAGCCCACTTCATACTTTAGGTTTAGAACTGTTTGTATAGAGGCCAAACCAGGCTGCCCCAGCACCTACAACAATCGAAATCAATCCTGACTGTTCAAAGCTAGGTTCAGGCAGATCCATAAACCAAAAAGTTGTGTAATACAAAAGATACATATACACACCTAAAAACGCTCTCGGTATAATTCTCCAACTGTCTATGGCTTGTGCGACAAAAATAAACTTTTGATAAGGGTTATCGTTTTTCTCATCTTCTAAGGTTCTAATTTTATCTTTAAGCGCAGAGTTTTCTTGAAGCATTTCCATGAACTTGGATAAATCCATCTCAACTTCGTTTCGAGACATGTCGCCACCGAATCTACTGCTTGGATGATATTGCTCGTCGCCCATTACTTCTTAATAGTTTTCTTCTTCGCTGCTTTCTTTTTAGTAGCTTTCTTCTTTACTACTTTTTTAGTATAAGCTTCGTTCTTTTTGGTCTTAGGGTCATCTTTAAGATACTGACCTTTTTTGTTTCTAGCCCTAACAGTAATTTCTGTTATGCCTAAAATCTTTTCCTTAAACCACTTAGTTAAACCAATGTCTTTTACATAAAGTCCCATATTTTTACTCCTTAATTTGCGAGAGGGTTATCGTTCATATTTTTTAAACTACGTACATCATCGTACATAGAGTCAATGCTTGAGTTTATGCCTGCAACGCTTGTTTGTAGTGCAACAATATCATCTTTAATAGGGCTCAAGTCCTGTGTTTCTATGTTTAAAGATTTAATTTGCTCGTCTACAGCGACAACTTGTTTTTCTATATCAACAACTTGATCTGCTAAAGCATCTATTTCATTTATATACCGAGCCATTTTAGACTCAAGATTAGTAATTCTATTAACGTAACCTGCACCTGTGTAGCCAAAGCCGGCTAATGTACTGACAATCCCAGCCAGGGCTATAAGTTGTGTTGTTTTGTTTTGAAACCAGTCCATTTATAAATTGGGTTGCATTTGTTTTAAACTATTAATTCCTTGCAGATTCGCTGAATACATTCCAAGGAATGCAGCATTATTATCTGTTATGGATATATTACTATAAATTTCTTTAGGTTGGTACCACATTGTTTGATCTGGTATATCTACTTGCCGGTAGGCCGTGAACCCCGGTACGTAAGCCATGAACCCTATTAACGCACTAGAGTCTGCATACTCGCCTGTTTCCGCTTGTTGTTCTTCCATTTCTTCTTGCTGTACTTTTACATTATTGGCCACAATTTGTGCAACAAGCTGGTCCGTATCTGTTGTAGTACCTACATCAGCTACTGCAGTCTCTATCTGTGATTCTACAGATTGTGTCTGTACACTTACACCAGAAGACTGTACCGTCGTGTTCATTACGTCGTTTGTTGTAGTGTTATTACCAGCAACGACCGTAGATGAACTGTCAACACTTACTTCATTACTTCCTGGGGCCCCGCTTGTACTGTCAACACTTGTTTCATTACTAGCCAGGGCCCCACTTGTAGTGTCCGCAGTTACATTGCCTATACCAACATTACCGGTTGTTGTAGGGCTCATTACTTCTGTAAGAATCTGTTGAGTTTGAGCTGCGGAACTCGCAACTTGAGCAGAGATACTGGGCGAACTGTCTATACTTACCGTACCTCCAGAAACAGAGGAACTTACACCTGAACCTTGAGAACTAACTGACACACCGCCAGCAGCAGCTGAAGTTCCTGTAGCGTGCGTTGATGTTCCAGAAGTAGTACCACTAACACTATTACTTGCGGCTCGAATGGTGTTAGCTACAACATTTAGTTGCTCTGCCCTTTTATTGTTTTTCTTATCTTCGTTCTCTGCGACAGCAATTTCGAGATTTTCTTCTCTGTCTTGGCTCTCTTCTTCAATTGCCTCCGCATCCTCCAGTTCTCGAACTTCTTCCTCATTTGCATCTGCAAGTTCCTCAAGCAGTTCTTCACTTTCTTCACTCTCAATCCACTCCTCTAATTCTTCTATGGTTTCAAATTCTAAAAACTCTGTTGGTTCTTCTTCAATAAACTCTTCAAGATGTTCTTCATGTTCAAAATGATCTAATAAGAAATCTTCTAATATAGGTAGGTCATAGTCGGTTTCATAATATTCATCTACTAATAATATTTCTTCATATATCTGTTCTATATAAGTTTCTTCTTCTATATAACTTAAAGGAATATACTCTTCTTCAAGAAACTCTTCTACAAAAGGCTCAAAGTATTCTTCGTGCGGCTCAAAGTATTCTTCTTCAAACAAGTCAAAGTATTCTTCTTCAAAGTATATTGTCTCTTCAAGATAAAGATCTTCTTCGTAATAAACTTCTTCTTCGTAGTAGTGCTCTAACCCTTGGAACTCAGCAGTATATATAAGCTCTTCTTCATAGCCATAATCTTCTTCATAATACGAGTCTTCATATCCATACATGTCTTCTTCATGGTCGTCATAACCATACATGCTTTCTTCATAATAGGTATCTTGTTCAAAAGTTTCGACCATATATCCCGGACACGCAGGCGAATGCTGCGAGTCGTACGAACACTCATAGTCGAATAAATCATCCCAATAGTTAGGACACTGAGTAGAATATAATCCATCTAAATCACACTGTTGCGTTAAATAAGCTGCGTCATATCCTGAACAGGCGGTATTGTTTAAAGGGTTACTGCAGTCTAATCCATTGCCGGAACCGACTCCATATAAACTACCACCGTTCTCTAATAATGTATTAAAAGAGCTAGCATTCCAAGTAGTATTTACACAAGTTCCTGCCGCATTCGTTGTTCCTTTACCACACTGATCATGAAACAAATAAGTGTAAGTTTGCCCTGATGTGCCTTGTTCCCCTATCAATACGTCGTGGTTTATTATATCCAGCCCGCCGTATCTAAACTCAAAGCTATCGTCTGACTTCCAGAGTATTACTTCAAAAGAATTATCAGTGTTGCCTCGATTGTATTCTCGTAGGTTGTACCAACCAAAAACAGACTTGTCGGTAAAGTTTCTGGCTAGAACCTTTGAGCCATTATCTCGTATTAAATCAGTCCAGAAAGGATATAGGGTGTATGTAATTTCAGGTAGTGGATCAGGTGTGTAGTCGTTACAATAACCTCCTGTCGACCCAAAGTGTAAACAGCCATTGGTTGCCATTCGAGCAGATGTAAAATCTTGTCCATAAAAAGTAAAAGTAAAGTCTAAATTAAAAACACTTGAGACCTGATCATCTCCAGCACCTAGGTTGTAAGAAGTAGCTATATAGTTTGTTTTTAAGTCAATAAGATTTTGATTTGCCTCGTATACATAAGTTGCATTAACGGTAGAGGCAAATAAAAGTACAAATAAACTAGCTGCCCTTATCAAATTCACGCTTACACGTTAGCCTTGACTTATTCTGTCCAGATGAATTTTCAGTTCTAATACATTTAGCAACGTAGCTTGCTTTTGCTTCTATGTAATCAGGTCGGTCTTTAGGGTTTGCATCCCAAGATGCTTGAGCTTCTTTTCCTATCTTACCTTGGTATGGGCAAGGAGTGCCTGCCATATACATTGCACGGAACACTCTTATATCTTGGCATAAGATTCCAACTGCGGCGACTTTCATGCCTGTATCATAAAGATATTTAGAGAGCTTTAACCGCTCGCAGTTTTCATCTCTAACCGCCTTACCCCCACTGAGCCCAAAGATTTGGCCCTGAAAAGCACCACTTACTCCTGTTGTGCAAAGGTCTTGGCTATAACTCATTATACTAGGGGCGATTGCGGAGGCTGGTGGGGCTTTAGTAGTGATGTTCTGATTAATTGTTTGCTCAGACTTCGATTCATTAATGTTTCTATTAGTGTTATCAGAAGTGCTGGTGTTTTCGTTCTTGTTGTTAGTACTTACATTCGAGTTTGAATTGGACTCATTGTAGTTAGTATTAGTGTTGTCAGAAGTATTGTTATTGTTGTTTGTGTTTGTATTGTTACTAGTGCTCGTCGAAGTATTGTTATTGTTGTTCGTATTGTTTGACGTACTAGTATTTGTATTATTGTTTGTGTTTGTGTTGTTGTTGGTTGACGTACTAGTATTTGTATTATTGTTTGTGTTTGTAGACGTACTAGTATTCGTGTTGTTGTTTGTATTAGTCGATGTGTTGGTATTGTTATTAGTATTAGTCGACGTGTTGGTGTTGTTATTAGTGTTTGTGTTTGTGCCCGTCGTAGTAGACGTACTGCTATTGGTGTTGTTATTTGTATTGGTGTTGGTGTTAGTACCAGTTGACGTGCTGGTATTAGTATTGGTGTTGTTGTTGGTGTTGTTGTTTGTATTGGTGTTTGTACCAGTAGAAGTTGTTGTAGTCGTATTGGTATTGTTGTTTGTATTGGTGTTAGTGTTGGTATTGGTGTTAGTGTTGGTATTGGTGTTGGTATTTGTATTGGTTGTAGTCGCAGTCGATGTAGTATTCATCGAGTTTTGTTCGCAATACTGGTCCCCTGCGGTACAATCTCCTGTTTGATCTGCATATACGGGAGCAATACCTAGCGATATACCTTCTAGCAATAAAGCAAATAATAGTTTTTTCATATATCAGTTTAATCATTAAACTTCCGTGTGCTTAATATTTTTTCTTTTTCTTACCCATTCTTTATCCTTTGGGGTACTTATCTTTTACAGCTTTAAGTTTCACGTAAAAGTCACTAGTTTTAGCTGTATTACCAAATTCTCCAGCATCTATAGCATGATACAATAAATCTATTTGTTCCGCTAGAACAGGATAATAAGTTTGTCTTTTCGTGGCATAAGTAGCCCCAGATTTAACTAAGTTAACGTTCATTCCCCATACCTTTTTACTTTAATCATTTGAGTATAGTCATAATACCTTTCTTTTTTAAGAACAATATCAAACCTACCCGCCTGCTGCGCTGTAAATGTAAGCGTTGTGTTTGACATAGTACCTGCGGAAGCCCCGTCCAGAAAGACTTCTGTGCCTGCTGGCACACCTGTGACATTCACTACAGCATCCACCGCGGGCGTGGTTGTACTGAACGTAGGATCAAATGTGCTCTTTTCTACAAGCGCATCTCCGTCAGAGTTTATATAATATTTTTCGCCGACCGGAGTTTCACTATGGTCTATTTGTACATAGTCGTAGTTGTGCGCGGTCTTTTGTTCTGTCTTCATTGCATCAGTAACACCCGCTGTGCTGCTCCAAGCGATGTCTTTATTGCTGTCGTAAAATATATGATAAACCGTCATAACCCTCGTCCTCCTGTAAAGTCTCCGTTATGAAATACTATACACGCCCAGTATACTGTTGAATTACTTAGGAAATTTTCATCTCCATCTTCTTCCCCTTCATCTACATATGCTTCATTGCACATGTTATAGATTCGTATGTTGTTTGTATCGTGATGTGTCCACACACAACCATCTCTAAAAGTCGATGAAAAAACATCTCCATAACCACCCCCTTGAGCACCTGCCTCTAAGAACACTTCACCAAAAGCGGCGTCATATGTTTCAGTTGCTTTACTGTTACCGTCTATAGAACTTGACCAACGAACCGCTACCAACGGGTTATACCCAAGAGCATGGTTTACAGTATTATAGTTAGGGCTTGCGTTTGGTCCAATGCTTCCTTCTGCAATCTTTTTAATTGTCCACGCGTTTCCCGCACGAGAATCAAACACTAAAGCTTTTGATGGGTTCAGCACATCATCACCAGATTGAGACACATACAAGCCATATCCATAGCTGTGGGCTCCAATTGATATTCTATTTGCCATTACGTAAGCGCTGCTCCATCATTTAATCTTTTGAACACAAACACAGTAAACGTGCCTCCTGTACCAGAATAAGTACGATTAGCTGTAGCCCCTGTAGCAGAAGGACTAGTAAACTTAATACCTTTTTGAGAACCTATGCCACTGTTAGAAGTGGGGTGTGCACTGCCACTCATAATTAAGACATCATCTCCATCTGCAACGAGGTCTTGAAAAGAAAGAGAAGCAGTTGAAGAACTGCTTATATTAATTGTAGTAGACTCCACAGGCGCACTTGTAGCTCCACCTGAAATAGGAACAACTTGAAGAGGCCCATGCCCTACAAAATTAGAACCGCTTTCCTCGTTTTCTGTCCAGAAATATAAATCAGATTTATTACAAGTTGCAACATCTTCTCCTGACCTAGATACATATAAACCATAACCGCCTGTTGCTCTGTTGCCTATTAGTATACGATTTGCCATCAGTCCGTCTCCTCAAAATAAGTGCTGTTCATATAACCATAGGCACAAGGTATTTTTAATACAACA